TGCGGTCGTCCAAATCCAGTCCCAGACAATCACGCTCCCTCAAATCCCCGACCTTTTCATCATCTATGTAAAGCCCAATCCCGCCTCTCTTGCTCCCACGCAAGGCGACTACTATTTCCCAGTTGCTACTTCCGCCGATAATGTGACTGCCCCTCTCACTATCAACTTTGATAACTTCTCTGGTCTGCTCTCTTCCCAGACTGCCGAGCAGTTGTATTCTATGTCCGTGAAGAATGGTCTGGATATGGACTGGAACTCTTGGGTGGGCGAGGCTCACTTGGGCTCTGCTCTTGATGTTGGTTCTCTTGGTGGCTCATCTGCGAACTTTGGTGGTGCTGCGTGTGGTCGTGCCCCCCTTGTTGGCGGTCTGCTTGTCCTCAAACCCTCCCAAGACATTACCCTCCAAACGGGTCAAGCCCCTTCACTGGTAGGAAACTTTACCTTCCAGTTCAACCTCCAAGTCAAGAACACTTCTGGTGTCGCCCAGTCTGGCGTTCAGTTGTATGTGATTACGGCGAACTCTGGGTTCTTTGAGAGCATTCGTGGCTCTTCCCGTATCATCAAGGGTGTTCTCTCCGAGCAAGACATTATATCCGCTCCTCTCGCCCCTCACGGCACACGGGATATGCTCTCCCGCTATGTGGGCGGTGCTGGTATGTTTGGCTCTCTTGCGAATATCCTCTCAAAGGCGAAAGATGTCTATCAGCAGACAAAGCCTCTTGTGAGTGCTGCGAAAGGGCTACTCCCCGATAGTGGTATGCTCGGCAACCTCAAATCTGGAATGTCCGCAGTAGGCTACGGCACTGGTGCTGGAACTGGGGCTGGAACTGGGGCTGGAACGGGAGGTCGTCGTGGATTGTCCGCCCGACTAATGTAAAACCCCGAACCTCAAAATATCTCCGCCACCAAAAAAATATTGGTATAAGGTATAATACCAGATGAGTAGCGTAGTGTTAGACAACTCTGCGTCCAGTGGTGCTCCCAACTCCTCAACTCTTACTGCGAATGGTTGCCGTCTCGGCACTGGCGGTCTTGGTTCAACTGGCGTGGTTCAAGGACAAGGTGTAGTGGGTAAGAACTACATTACTATCTCCGCCACCAATGTTAGTGCTGGAACAAACCCGACATTCTATAACTGGGATAATGCTGGGACTTCTGGCGGTGGTCTCTCTGCGAACCACCTCCAATGCTTCGGCTATTTTGACCCCGCAGTCACGCCACAGACTATCCAAGAGTTCGTAGATGCTTATCCCGCTCCTATTGGCGGAACTGCTCCCGCTGGAACTACGACAAGCGTCTTCCGCACTACAAACTCCGTCCCTCTCAACTATTCTGCTCCCTTTATCGGTGATACGACTGGAACGGGTGCTCCCCTTGTCGTAGCGTGTGCTGGTATAGCACAAGGGGCAAATATCCGCTTCTTCCTTGTGGGTGGTAGTGCTGCTGCTTTTACCGCTGGTATTGCTGCTCCTTCCGCCATTAGCGTCCAAGCCAATGTATCCTTCACTTACACGGGCACGACTGGGGCAATCTACGGGTATGAGGTTCTCCAAGCCTAATAAAAATGTTGATGTAAAATATAAGATGTCCGACCCTTTTCCATACATCGCAACGATTAAACATCTATACACCTCCCCAACGGGAGCAAATATAGTTGATGCGACCCCGAAAGGGTGTAATGGTCCTCCCGACCCTAAACTGATTACTTATGCGAATGTAATGGATATTGCTGGAAACCTTGTTCCAGTCAAACGCACTTGGAGTGGGACTTTCGGTGATGGGAATGTTTCATTCTCATTACCCAAAGAAGATGAGTGTATTCACGGGTCTTCAAAGTTTATGTGTGCTCGTTGTGTTGGTCGTCAGACGCAGACTACCATAGAACCTTCAAAGCCAGATTGTTCGGAGAAAACGGGTCTTTCTTCCAATCTCCCCCTATCGCCGAATGGGACTTCTGGAATGTGTTCCTCTTTGCGTCCGCAGTCCCCATCGGAACTTTTTTCAGTCGTTCAAGATGAGACCAAATCAAATGGTCTCTATAACCGACCCTCCCGAACTTTATCATTCGCCCTTCCGCATTCGGAATAGATAGTTTATGTTCGCCGTCATCAGCAAACCCTAATACTTTATAAGGAAGCCCAGCATCTTTGGCTCTCCGTTGTGCCTCTTTGAGATACAACGAAGGTTCAATGCCGTCCTTTTTCAACTGCCTTTCGAACTTCGTATGTGCCTTTGCTCCGCCTTGAAACTGGTCTAACATATGCGACTGGTAAAGGTCATACCCTTTCATCGCCGTCCCCGCATACGGAATATAACTAATCGCCTTTTCCCACCACGCCTTTTTGCGTGGGGCTCTTGTCTCTGGCTTCTTCGCAAGGTTGCGTCCCATTAACGCATATAGCGGGTCGCTTTCCATATATACACGCTGGTTCGGCAAGGTCGTATTCTGGAAGTCTTGGGGTTGAACGGCTGGATTATATGATACGCCATTCTTAATAAGCCCACGCTTCAAAAAACTATCCAATATTGCTCCGCCTAACGAGTGTCCTACACCATAGTAATCGTAATGCGAAGGTGGATACGCAACTTGGAACTGCTGGATAGTATTCAAATCCTCCTTGTATCTCTTTGAGGTTTCCAGTTGCCCTAACGCAATAAGTCCGTCTGCGGATACATCATCAACATCAGTGGGCTTCGTTCCACGAATAGCCACGACGATTGTATTCCCATTATCTTTGTAGAACTTCAAAGTCGGAGTAGCCCTAATCAGTTCTAACTGACCTATGCGATTAGCGGGAACGGCTTGATACGATTGCGTAGCAAGTTGTTGTAGAATGTTTCGGTCGGGGATTGGTCCGCCACCACGACATTCCCAGCACCCTCCTTTAAGACCCACCTCACGCATTTTTGGAATACCCGCAAGTAAGGCACTAACCTTCTGTGCTATATCAGCCTTTCGGGACATCTTATCTATATCTACTACACATATTTTTTGCGGGGTAATATAGGTAATATACCCAAATCGTAAAGTATCCATAGCCATACAAAAAATCGCCTACCTACATTATTTTACTTTTTGGCTATATTACCCTTATTACCTCTTGCGTTCCAGATACATATAATACGAACCACCCTTTCGCAACTTGTTTTCATATCGCCCAGCCTCTTCGTCCCATACGGGAGCGGTAAAGGAGTTGGTTTCTGTCTTCTGCGATACGCCGTTCAACTCCATAAGCCGTTTGAAGGTCGTAGGGGTCATATGCTCCGCCTTTGTTTTCGTTTCCGTGAGGAAGTGTTCCAGCAACTCCTTCACGGGCAACTTATACTTCTTCTCCTCTGGCTTTCCAACATCGTAGAACTCTTCCAGCCAACCCTTTACTGCGTCATTCTCCGCCATATACTCATTCGTCGCCATAAGGATAAACTCTGGCTTCACGATAGTCTTGCCTATGCCCTTGTAGGTCTCGTAGAGCATAAGGGCGAACTCATCACGCCATTCGTCGCTCTTACATATCTTATCCTTCAAGTCCATATTGATAGGGCGGTGGTGCGTTTCAGTTGGCTTTTCTACAAACTGGAACGGGAAGCGTATCACAACCATACGCCGTTTAATACCGCCGTCCAACGCCGAGAGTTTGGGGATAGTATTACATTGGAGGAACAAGCCGAACTGGGGAACGAACTTCACTGGGTTAGAGTATAACGCCCGTGCCGTTATTTCGTCGCCACCCGTGTATTCCTTGATAGTGCCTACTTGTAGTTTCTCTTCGCCCTCTGGTTCTTGGGCTTGAACGAACCGCTTACCCTTTGCTTTCGCCATAGGGGGATTGGGTGCGTCCTTTTTGTCTGACCGCTTGGTGAGGCAGTCGTTAGGGATAGAGTGATAGTAGTCGCCGTAGGAGCGTTTAATCATCTCTGCGATAAGTCCCTTGCCGTTTCCGCCCTTGCCCGTCCAAACATAGAACTCCTCAAACTTCTTCCGCCCGTGAAGGTTTGAGGCTACTATCTCCAATACATACTTCACAACCTTTTCGTCCTCCCAGATACTCATTAGAACCTTCATCAGTTCCTTTCGCACCTCTGGCTTACTCGCCGTTGGGAACTTGTAGCCCGTGTGTAGGCATATGTAGTCCAACGGGCGAATATCACGCACCTCGTCCTTTTCCAAGTCAATCACTTTGTCCGCAAAGGCGAACAAGTGTCGGCTTTCGTCCATTTTCTTTTCCAAGTCATCGTCGTTATAGATACTCGGTAGAAAGGCACATACGCCATCTACATAGCCTTTGTTGCCTATCATTTGCCCGAAAGTAGAGCATTGCTTTATTTTGAGTTTGAGGATTGCTTGGGTGGCTTCGTCCTTGTTGGTAAGGTCAATAGTCGCCCAGTGCTCTTTCAGCACCTTTTTCATCGTCATATTTATATCCAGCATAAGCCCAGAAGGCTCACGCTTGTTTTCGTAATGCTTCCAAGCGTTAGAGGGGAGCAGTTGAAACCAGCCTTGCGTCTCGTGATAGGCGTATGCGTCTGGCTTCGTGTTGTAGAAGTATCGTGCCGTTTCAGCGTGGTTGGGGTTTTTGAGTAGTTCCCAGAAGTCGTTGCGTTGAGGGCATAACTCGGCAAAGAGGCTTGGGTTGTCCTCTTTGAGTTCCTTCCACCAAGTCGCTTGGGTGATATGCCCCTTGCGAAAGGTCGCCCATTTCTCGGCACAACTGCCCTTTTTGTATTTCTTTGATTGCTTACTCCAAGTGTCCCAGAGTTCAAGAGGTAGTCCCTCGTTGAAGCAGATAAGACCCGTGCGTAGCCAACTATCGTAAGTGTCTGCCCGTTTGGCTTTGCGTCCCATACAAACCTTTCGTAGGAGGTCAAGGTCGGGTTCGGGTTCAAGCGTGTCTGGGTTGCTCGTTTCAGCCGTTTCTATCGTGTTGGTTTCAGAGGGCGGTTCAACAACCGCCTTCTTCTTCTTTTCAGTCTTTACCTCCTCAACTGGTTCGGGCAGTGCCTCACTATCGCTCGGTATGTAGGTAATGAGCGTGTCTATGAGGGTTGCGTCGCCAACCAGCCGATTAGGGCGATTTTCGTTGTCTTTCGATGAGTTCCACATTCTCATTTTGCGTCCCAGCGGGTTATATACGCCCATATCTATCCCCAGATACTTATCGCCTTCGCAGTCTGCGTCAAGCGATACGGCTATGTCCTCAACCAGTAGCCCTTTGATAAGCGGTAGAACGCTGGTGGTAATGTATTGCTTAATAGCGTTCTTTGAGCCGTGCTTTTTGGTGTATTGAACTCGGAAGGAGAGTTTGTTCGTCCCCTTGTCGCTCGTGTAGCCGTATTGCGAGGCTTCCATCATTGCGATAGGCTCGGTAATGCCGAAGGTCAGTTTTGCGATGATATTATCTACGAGGTCGTTGAACTCCTCTTCGGTCATATCCCCAGCATAGCCGTCCAAATCTACATACGCTCGGTTCAGTCCCTCACGCTCGGTAATGCGATTGGGTTTCTCCTTTGTGCCTATCTGCCGTGTGAGCGGGAGTGTCCGCTCGTAGCAGTTGGTATGCGTCGTCAAGTAGTCCTCAACTTCGCTTACCTTTACATCAGCATAGTCAGTGTCGCTTCCATTCAAGTTGCGGGTAATGGCTACAACGGGCTCGGTCATCTCCTCTATATATCTAATAGGTGAGGTTTTCTTTAAACCATTACTATCCGTTTTTGACGCTTCAACTTTTTTACTCGGGGTCGGGAGAGTTGGTGGCGGGGCGAACTTCTTGGCGAAGTATTCGGGGTCGCAACTCGCACATAGCCCAGTATCGTCAGCACCGATGTTGTGCTTACACTTTTTACACGGCAATAGTGGTGGCGGGGCGGTTCTACAAGCCATTTGACTGCGTATGATAGGCTCAAAAAGCGTTCAACTTTTATGGCTAAACCTATACAGCGGTTCGCTGTATCCATATTGGTAAAAAAGTTGAACGGAAAAATCGCCGTTGGGAAATAGTCAAACAAGTAGTATGCTCTCTAACGCTTCGTTAAAAACGGATAATAGTTCAAGCAACGACGCAACTATCATACAAGCAAAGATGGAACAAGCAATCAAGGACGCTATTGAAAGTTATACGGGCAAGAAGGTCGCAGAGATGGACGCAACCTACTATCCAGACGACTTTGAGACTTGCGAAAAGACTTGCGGACGCAAGTATTTCACGCACCTATCGGAGATTGACGGCGATGAGAGTTATGCGGGACAAGTAAGCGAATGGGTAGATGACGGCGGACAAGACGCAGAGACAATCGTAATATTCCAAAGCAAGTTTGAGCCGTATGATGTTCTGCTACTCCGCCAAGTAGGCACAAAGAACAAGCACGGCGTTGCGTATGTGAGCGACGCTTGGCTTCCAGAGAACGCCTTTGGAAAGGGTATTTGGGACGAGAGTAAGAAGTTGTATCTACTGCGTAGTGAATACTTTGACCGCAACGAGGACTGGGCGAAGTTCGTGAATGTTCGCTACGCTGACCCGCCAAAGAAGGGCGACAAAAGCGAATACTTCTGCGACGAGCACCCAGAGCATATCCTCCTCCACGACGGCGACGGCGGACACTACTGCGACGAATGCGACATTGGCGACCACATTGACCGCCTACGCACTATCGCAGAGGAGAACGGCATAGAGCACTCCACTTGGTCGTTTGACGACTTTCAAGAGCCAGTAAGGGACTTCTCAAAGCCACACGGCTTTACCGCCAGTATGGTAGATAGTGGTTGCGGACACAACTCGCACTGCTATGGCGTTAAACTCCACAAGAACAAGCCAACCACGCCCGTTCAACTTATCGGCGACACTTGGTTAGATGTTTGGAAGAGTATTGACCGCCATATCGCACAGAAGGAGTGCGGACACCGCTTTATAGAGAGTATAGAGCAGAAGGGCGACACGCTGGTTGTTGGTTGCGGGAGTTAATAAGGCAAATATACCCAAATCGTAAAGTATCTCGGGAACGGGGTAAAGTTAAACACATAAAAAAGTCTCCGCATTGGCTATATTACCTATATTATGGGCTTATTTACCGCAAAGTAATCAAAAACAAATACAAAATAGTTCCTTATATTAGATTTCAAGTAAAAAAAATATTTTTTTTACCCGTAAATCAATATAGGTAATCAATATAAGCCCTTATTTGTTTCCTTATATGTAATAATATCGCCATATATCGGTAAAAGCCGTCGCATCGGTTTAAAGAAGTCTCACCTATTATATATAGCAAGAAAGATGCGTGTGCGTATCTACGAAACCACCACAGATTACAAGGAGTTCTTCACGATGAAAGAAGCAGAGAAGGGCTACGGCAAGACTATTAAGCAACTCAAAGCCCTCTACAAGGTTGAGCGTGTTTATAATGTGGGTTATTGGGACGATGTTGATAAGGACTATTTGAAGGCGGTTGCCGTTCGTCGGTCTGGTGGAACTCCCCGATGCTTAATAAACTAATGCGTAAAGTTTGTCTAAAATAAAAATGTTGGTTAGGTATATAGAAGAATGTCTGCGATGAAGGTCTCCGAGTTTATGCTAAACCTCGCAAAGGAACTGGTGGAAAAGAAGCAAGTCGCCGAAAGCACTGCGAACGCCTATGTGAAGTCGTTGTATATGCTGAACGGCAAAGCCCCATTCAAGACCCTAACCTTCATTAAGGATACAGAGGGGATTGATAAGAAGATTGCCGAGTATGCGGACAACACGCAGAAGGCTCTCTACACAACCATTACGAGCGTCCTATCCCTTTTCAAGGACAAGCCAACATACAAGAAGGTATATGCCTACTACTACGAGAAGATGATGGGTAAAGCAAAGGATATGAAAGAGGCTGGTGCTGATACAAGCGACAAGACTACAAAGGAGAAGGACAACTGGGTTGATTGGAAAGTAGTTCAAGAGAAACATAAGGAACTTGGCGAAGCCGTCTCCAAGTTTGTTTCCGCCAAGAACATTACTCCCGAGCAGTTTAGCACTCTTCTCCATTGGGTTATTCTATCTCTATACACAGAAATCCAGCCACGCCGTAATCAAGACTATCTGGATATGTGGGTCGTTAAGAAGTGGAAGGAGGATATGCCGAAGGATAAGAACTACCTTGACCTTGCGACCCACCATTTCATCTTCAATAAGTTCAAGACGCAGAAGACCTACGGACAACAGAAGATTGCTATTCCAGAGGAACTAATGCGTGTAGTTCAGTTATATCTCAAACATCACCCACTCGTCAAGGGCAATAAGACCAAGACGACCGAGTTTAAGTTTTTGGTGTTTCCAGACGGAACGCCTCTGACGGCGGTCAATGCGATTACTCGTATCCTCAATCGTGTCTTCGGTAAGAAAATCGGCAGTAGTATGCTTCGCCACATCTTTCTTTCCAGTAAGTATGATATTAAGGAGATGGAGACCGATGCGAACGCTATGGGGCATTCCGTAGAAGAGCAGAAGAAGTATCTGCGTGGCTCGGGAGAGGAGAAGGGCGATGTTATTCAACACATCAATGTTCCGATGCTGGACGGGTAGTATCCTCAAAAGGGTTCATATCGTCAGAGCCACATACATAATACCATAACTGCCCTATCTTCCTCTGTATCTTCCAGAGATAATCTTTATGGACGATTGCGTAAGCACTGCGGGTCTCGCCCGTTGCCTCATTCGCAAGTCGCTCCATTTCCTCTACCTTTTCCGCCCAAGCCATAACCTCATCGTAAAGACCACGCAGTTCGTTAATGCTGAAACGGGGCATTCTTATACTCCGTTCCAAGATTATTATTCGTGGAAAAATCCGCACTTCACTTGAAACTTACGACAACTGGTTCGTGGCTTATTGTGAAGGTCGGGACTTTCTTTTTACTCTCACGCTTCTTGCGTGGCTTCTTCTCTTTTATTTCGGTCTTTAATGCTTCTATTTTGGATACTATTTCGTTCTTCTTATTCTCGTAGGTCTCCATCTTACTATTGTTTGTCGGGACTTTCTTACGCCAGAATAGACGCAGTTAGATTAAGAGGTTCGCACATAAGCAGAAGTGCCTTTGGCTTCAAACCCTTATACTTGTCGTCGGCGATTAATAGACGGAAGAATGACTTCGCCTCATCTTTGACGGCTGGGTCGGCAATCCACGCCTCCATCTGCTTCTTACATTTGTTCGCCGTCCAGTTGTGATACTTACCCCTCATCTTCTCACGCTCCAAATCAACCTCTTCGGGGTGCTCTTCAAGATACTTCTTGCGGTCGGCTCGGCGTTGTGCGTCCCTATCCCTCATCTGGGCGGTAATGGTCTCTCGGTTCTTTTCGTAGTAGCGTTTCTGTGCGTCGGAAGGCATCGCTTTATATATAATAGGGGAGATTTCTTTAAACCTCTACTATCCGTTTTTAACGGCTTCAACTTTATTGTCTGGGTGGTCTGGGTCTTCAAGAACATTCAAAGCCCGAAGAGCGTGTGAATAGTCCTCGTGGAAACGGCAACCGCAGTGTCCGAACGGGTGGATTTGATACGGGCGACCGCATACCTTCTTGTTCTTCATAATCGTTTCGCAAGTCTTACCCTTTACTGCCTCACGCAACTTTTTAAGGTTCTCCAAATCAACCTTGTCGTCTCGGTCAAGCAGATACTCTCTTACTGGTGTAGCCATCTTATATATAATAGGTTAAGAACCTTTAAACCCATTCTATCCGTTTTCCACGCTTCAACTTTTTAGTTGTTTCCCGAATAATCTCCTTAACATAATATAGATGGAAGACTATCATAGAGGTTATATTCTTCAACACGCATTAACGGGAGCGGGTCTCCGTAGCATAGCAGACCAAATCAAGACTATAACACCAGCGGAGGCTATGGAAGACTATGAGAAGTTGCGTGGGTTAGAATGTGGGTCAATCAACACTAAATCCGTAATCGGCAATAAGGCTATGGATATATTCTTCTTCAAGCACCGCCTTGCGACCAAAGCCAAAGGTGGCGAAAGTTTCTATGAATGGGTCAAAGGTAATCCACTCAAAACACCTTCGGCAAAACGGCTCTACAAATACAATCTGGAACACGGCAAGTCTCCCGCCGTCGCTAAATACGATGTATTCCGTCTATACAAGGGTTCTATTAACGCATTCAAACCAGTTATAGCCAGAGACCTATTTTGTAAGTATCACCCACGCACCATATTAGATTTTAGTGCTGGTTGGGGTGGGCGTTGTTTAGGGGCTATGTCGTTAGACATTAACTATATTGGCTTTGATACGAATGTGTCGCTAAAAAAGGCATACGCAGATATGATAAAGACCTATCCGCACGATTGTAAGGTTCAGATACATTTCCAAGATAGTTCGAAGGTTGATTATTCCAAATACACTTACGACTTTGTCTTTACTTCGCCACCTTATTATCAAAAAACCAAGCCTACGGAAGCCTATGAAAATATGCCCGAATACACGAGCCGTGATGATTTCAACGAGCGGTTCTTCTTTCCAGTTGTGCGTAATACAATGCGTAATCTATCTGCGGGAGGACACTATGCTCTTAATATCCCTATGGATATGTATGAAGATGTGAAGAAGGTATTGGGTGCGTCTGATACGAAGATGCCTCTATACATTCAAAAGCGTTATGCGGGTCAAGAGGGAGGCTATAAAGAGTTTATCTATGTGTGGAAGAAGAAGTCGCCAAAGTAATAAGGGTAATATACCCAAATCGTAAAGTGTCCGTGTGAGGACTAAAAAAGGGTGGAAGCCAAGAGTTTCCGTTCTGGCTATATTACCCTTATTATGTGAGTTTGGGGCTTATAGATATTTTCTTTGTATATATTGAAGTGTTCGTCTATCGGTTAGGACACGGGGCTTTGACCCCCGAAAGAGCAGTTCAACTCTGCTACGCTTCATTTGGTCTCCGATGCCTCCTCCTTCTTGGGTGGGTCATCGTCGCCCCTTGCCTTTATCTGCTCCGTTGCGTCGTGCTCCAAGTCCTCCAACTTGTCCTCATACTCACACCACTCCAAGTCCTCGTAGTTGTCTATCTCCCTATACTGGTATTGGTCGGAAGTGTTGGCTACATAGCACATCTCCTTCCATACCTTCTTTGCCTCCTTCTCCGTCGCATACTTGTCCTTCACTACCTCATACCATTCGCAGAAGCATACCTCCGTCTCGGTCGTGCGGGTAAAGGTAATCGTTTTCTTATTGGAACTCATCTTACTCATCGTGCTTTGGTAGGAGGGAGTGGGGGGTCGGGGCGTTCAACTTTATCGGCTAAACCTATACAGCGGTTCGCTGTATGGCTCGTGGTAAAAAAGTTGAAGCGTCAAAAACGGATTGGACTGGGTCATAAGAAGGAATGAGTAATACGATGACGACTACCGAGACCAATACGACGATGACTTTCCCCGCCGAGAGCCCAATGATGGCTACGCACGACAAGGACAAGTATGTAGTAGTTCTCCCTTGCTGGGGTTCGCCATACATTCACGGCATTTACAAGAACAACGCTTCTACTGGCGACAACCTCAAACTGCTCCAAAAGGCGGTAATGGGCGACATTGAGGCATACGACCGAAAGCAGTTTGTAATCCACCCGCTCTTCTGCTCCGAGAACCGCCGTTGGAACTTGGCTCGGCAACTCCTTACCAGCCAATACACGAAGGTATATGTGAATGACGACGGCATAGCCAAATGCGGGGTGAATACGGGGACGATTATCACAAACCCCGCACGGCGGGTTGGCGGTTGCCCCCACCTCTGCGGTGATGTTGCGTTGGTAGTTCCCAAGCGGGTATTTGAGATGCTCTGCTCTGACCCACGCACGATGACGCTCTACAAGAACCCGCATACCAGCGGTGAGGGCGAGAACGGGTGCTGGGAGTTTGAGGACGATGAGGATATGGAGAAGCACACCAACTACTTTGAGGAGAAGGGCTATGACTTCAACGAGGACAACGGCTTCTGCTGGTTGGCGAAGTTTGCGTAAAACATAATAAGGGTAATAACCCCAAATCGTAAAGTATCCAAAAATGTATAAAAACGGGTCTCCCACGAGACTTTACTTTTTTGCTATATTTGGGTTATTACCTAACAGCGTTTCGCTGTATGGCTTGGAGTAAAAAAGTTGAAGCGTCAAAAACGGATATGGAGCATACCAAAGACACGATGACTACTCCCACGATGAAGAAGTTTGAAAGCACGACCCGTTGGACTGCCCCCGAGCCAGAGGGGTTTGAGAAGATGCTCCAAGATGCTTGGGACGAGAAGCGTGAGACCCAAGTGAAGACCGCAATGAAATACGACGCAGATACGGCGTTCAAGAACTTTTGCGGGGCGTTGAAGCAAGGCATAGACGCAGTATCCGCAAACCCAGTTGAGGGCGGACTGATGTTTGTATATGGCTCTTACGACCGCACGGACTATTACAAGAAGAACGGCGACCAAAACACGGCAACGGAGCGGGAGTTGGCGACTGGTATGCGTAGGCTGGGCGTTGATAAGATGCTGATGATTAACCGCTACTTGAAGAGCAAGAATGTAATCATCGTTAAGCACGGCATTAGGACGACTGGGACGCTCCGCTTTACCGACGGCTCAATGGAGGTGATTGACCCCACGAAGGGCTTCCAACTCGGCGGGGACGATGATGACCGCAAGTTGGAGGCGATGAAGCCCGTTGAGACCCTATATGCGGTGATTATGGCGAAGCCAAAGACGATGAGTTGGAAGGACTGCGGTATGGACTGGTAAAGCCAATACAAAAACATAAAACAAAGAAAAGGGACAAAAACGGATTAAAACAGAATAAAAAATGGGGCGAACCCTCTTTTTTTTTGTTTTGATTTTTTGGTTTTTGTATTTGTATTTACTGCTCCACCCAGCATTCCGTAATCTTCGCCATAGGGAACGAGTGGTTGAAACCCGTCATAATGCCCTCTGCGTGGGTAAAGGCACATTTCGCCTTCTGTGCGTAGATAGAGCGTTTGAGGTCAGTCTCCGCCTCCTCCATAGCCTCCAAGTAGAGGTTGGCGGTAGTCTTCCAGTAGAGGTAGTCGCCCATAACGCAACGCCAAGTTCCCCTAACTACATTCTCAAAGGTCGTGTCCTTTGTATCCATATCCCCCAGCATAGCCCAGCG